TCACTGGCATACCTCCCAGATGAACAGGGTCTTGAATGGCTGGAGCGCGGCGCCGGCGGCAACAGTGGCCAGGCCAAGCAGCGCGACGAGTGCAATAGCGGTCAGTGCCTTGCGCATGGTCATCGCTCACCTCCAGGCGCTGGCGCAGCGGCAATGAGGCCCCGATAGACACGTGCCAGGAAGGCGCGAACTGCATCCCGACCCGGGAAGTAGTACTCGGTATCCTCAACGAGATAGCCGTCCATTCCGTCCTCGCAGTCGCGGCGTGCGTCCAGCATTTCCGGGGTAGGCTCAATCGGAACCGGCTTCCAGCCCTCCGGCACGCTGTGCTGAGCCTGGGCGACCGGGGCGGCGTAGAAAGGTTTTCCTTGCAGGGTGATGCTGTCATCGCTTCGCTCGACCTGCTGGATATACCGTTCAATCTCCTCCTTGGTACCGCATGGGCCTCCATACACCGTCCCGTGCCGTTTGCCGCCGAAGTGGTAGGCGAGCCATCCTGCCGGCTCCTGCCTCTCCAGCTCCGCGACCCTGGCCAGGGCGGCGTCGCGCTCCGCCTCCAGTTTCTCGATCCGGTCGCAGTTCAGCAGATGGAAATCCACCAGTTCGCTGATAGCCTGCTGCTTGCTCTTGCGCTCGAAGCGCTTCATCAGGCTGCGGCGGTCACCTCCGCTCACCACTTCGAAGACGGGCATCACTCACCTCCCGGTGCCGGCGCGGCGGCGAGTATGGATTGGTAAAACCAACGCAGTTCTTGGTCATCGCCGACATAACCGCCGTTGTGTATCGCTTCGAGTACGTCTTCGGTCGGCTCTACCGGAACCAGCTTCCAGCCCTCCGGCACGCTGTGCTGAGTTTGTGCCGCGGCTCGTTCTTCCGCTGCGACACAAGCACCCGTGAGCATCCGCTCAGCGGTTGTCCACTGGTCTTCGTCTAGAACGTGGCTCAACCAATTACCGAGGCGGCGCAGTGGCCCCGGTGCTCTGTCAATGGTGTTCGATATGTAGTGCTCGAACCGTTCTTCCGGAGACTCACCGTGCGGCCACCGGCTTTCGAGCTTCGAGATCTTGTCCAGGGCGAAGTCGAGTCTCAGATTCAGCCTGGCGCGAATGATAGACAGGCGGTTCAGGTCATCGCTCAGCTTCGCGTTCTCCGCCCGCAGCTCCCCGACGATGCGCTCATGCGCCTCCATGATTTCGGTTACCGCCTCACTGATCATCTTCCACTCGTTGTAGGCACCCGCGACAGCCTCTCTTACGATTGCCAGCAGATCGGCACTTCCCTCCGTCCGCTCCACCTCTGCCTTCTCGGCCTGCGCCGGGGAGGGTTGCGTCAGGCCGGCGCGGGCTACGTCTACGTGCTCGCGCTCCTGCTCGGCGAGATACTTCCAGTGTTCCGCCTCCGGCCAGGGGGAGGGAACGACCACGGCGCCAACCGCGATCCCTTCAGGCATTGGCAGGGCGTTCAGCTCGGCGGCATGTTTCTCAGCGTCTTCGCGGCTGAATGCTGCGTACAGTTCGTCCGGCCCCTGGGCATGTACAGCCCACAGTTCCGACCGCTCCGCCGCAGGATGTGCCGGGCAGGGATGGCGCAGCGAGCCGTTGCCACTCGGGCAAGTGCATAAAGGAGTCTGAGAGTCATTCTTGATCATCGGGATTCTCCCGTTTGGAGTTGCTGAACGGCGGAATTGCAGGAGTAAGGAGGGCTTCCTCGAGCGGCATGCCTCCGGCGAGCCGCCTGCGTACGGTGCTAGCCGAGACAGGGCTCGGCAGCGTCTCCACCAGTTCCTCTATGGTTCCGGTCCGGCCGCGCACGGTGTGGGTGTGTTTGTCCTTGCGGGCCTGGCGGGCCTGGTCCAGCGCGCGGGAGAGTGCCGGCGTGCAGTAGCCCCGTTTCTGCGAGTTGGCCCGCTTGTGGTCCAGCGACTGGCCCTTCGCCGGCCACTCGATGTCCGGCATCAGGCTGAGCATTTCGCGGAATACCCAGGGGCCGATGCCCAGCGCCAACCTGGTTGCGCGACGGGATAGCCCGCGCGCGGCGGACTCCCGGATGAACTGCTCAGTGTTCATGCGGTAGGTTCCTTGCGTTCACGGTCGACCCGGGCGATTTCACGCAGCAACAGGGCTATCGCTTGCAGCAGGTTTCCCCGTCGGTCGGCGGGGTGAAACTGGTCAGCGAACCAAGGCCAGATGTTGATTCGGTGGCCGCCGACGTTCTCAAGGTGAGTGGCGCCAACTGCATAGCTGATTGCCGCCTTCACAAGTTCGCCTCGGCGATGCTCGTCGTCATTCCTCTGGTTGAAGTCTTCTGCCTCGATGTGCTTGAGGTAGGCCGCTGTCGCATCCCGGAGCGCGACAGGCGGGACGAACACCTGCAGCAGTCGGTCGAGTTTGTTGAGCTCGTCGACCGTCTGCTGGGTGGTCATGAAGCTCCCGCTTCGATAGATCAGGCGGGTGGCGCCTTCGCTTGAGAGCGTGTAGGTAGGCTTGCGCATTGCGTGCTCCAAGGGCGCCATCGCTGGCGCCAGATCGATGGTCGCTATTTGCTGATGCCGATGAAAGGAAGCGGGGAGCCGCTGGCCATGTAGGTGGGCAGCTTGCCGTCCCACTTCTCGACGGCGTTGAGGGTCACGACGTCGGGGTTCGAGCGCAGCGCCTGGGCGCGGATCTCGATCGCCTTCGCATCGGCGGTGGCCAGGGTCAGCTTCGCGTCCGCCTCCCCCTGGGCCCGAGCGCGTTCCTTGTCGGCTTCGGCCTTGGCTTGGGCGACCTCGTTACGGCGCTGCTCGGCCATCTGAGTGGCCTGGATCTTCGCGTTGAGGCTCTGCGTGACCTGCGGCGGGAGGACCAGGTCGGATGCGTAGTAGATGCGCTCGATGTTGATGCCGATGGGCGCCACCTGGTCGCGCACGCGCTTCTCAACGGCCAGCAGCAGGTCCGCCTTGCCGGCGCCATAGACGCTCTCGACTGGAAGCTTCGAGGCAACATCGTTGAAGGCATCGCGCACCATGTTCCGCAGGAACTTGTTCGTGATTTCCTCGATACCCGCCCGGTACTTCTGGAACAGCGTCGTCACCTTATCGGGAGATACCGAGTAGGTGATGCCGACGGCGCCGCCGACCTTCATGCCCTCAACGGTCTGGAAGCTGATCGCTTCCTCGCCGCCCCAGGTCTCGGTCTGCGTGAAGGTGGGGAACAGGTAGAGCTCCTCGTTCACGCCTACCCAGTAGCGCCCAGTTCCGACCTCACGCGTCTCCACACCCTTCTCGGAGCCGTAGAGATTGACGATCACGCCGACGTTGCCGGCAGGCACCTTCGAACAGCCCACCAGGACGGCGAGCAGGCACAGCATTGCAGCAGCGGGAATCCGCTTCATTGGTCTTTCTCCTTGCTGGTGGTGGCCGCTTGTTCGCGGCGGGTGTTGGCGAGGTGGATGCCGAGGCAGACCGAGGCGATCAACCAGACGCCGGGGATGGCGAATCCCGCGAAGACCAGAACATCGTCGCGGCTGCTGACCAGGGCCGGCCCAATGCCGCCCACCAAGGCGACGGACAGCCCGGCATAGGCCAGCAGGGCGATACAGATCAGGAAGAGCTTCCCGGGCTTGATGAGAGGTTTGTTGTCCATGCTTTCCTCCAGGCAAGCCGATGGCCTGCCGCGGTTGTTGGCTTTCGCGAAAATCGATTGGGTGTCGGTCAGCCCCGACTGCTCACCACTGCCCAGGTGACGGGCTTTGCGCTAGGCTGAGCGCTCTCACACAACACAGCCAGCAAAGGAGGGCGGAGCCGTGGCGGTTTCCGTAATTGCAAAGTTCATCGCAGATGAGTGGTTCAAGATCATGGCGATCCTGTGTTTCCTGCTGCTGGCGGCCTCGCTCACTCTCGACCTCAAGGTCGACAACGGCATCGTTGGGCTTTTCGCTTTGTCCGGAATGATCTGGGGGATCGGCGAGATGGCTTGCCGCCCCTTCGTGTCCAGGATGGCTCCGCACCCATACCAATTTGGCTCGGTCGTCATCAGTGGCAGGCCTCGCCGGATGAACAAGACTGGCTTCGTTCTGTTCGTGCTATCGATCATCGTGGCGATCCTTGGCTGCCTGAGGGCATGGCCGCTTGTGTTGCCCATGATTGAAGTAGTCCTTCACCCGAACACCCTGTAGCGGAGTCACGCCACCCAGGCCACGCCATCGCGGCGAGCAGTCAGACGAGTTTCGATCTTCCTTTCGCCGCCCCGACGGCTGCGCAACATGTGGTCATCGTTGAGCAGTGGCTGACCGGCGACGAGGAAGGCGAGGGCGATCACGGCGGGTGAGATAAGCCCGCGGCGCATAGCCTCGGCCACCAGGGCGGCACGGCGGGTGACGCCGAGTTTGGTGGTCGCTGCCAAGACGCGCTTACCCACCGTGCCCGGCTGCATGCCCAGGTCGCGGGCCAGCTCCTTCGAGGTACGACCCGCAGCGATGCCCAGGACGCACTGAAGCTCACGCAGGGACAGGCCTTTGCCGAGGAAGCCGGTGAAACCGTGTGCTGTGATGGTGGCGGTGGTGGTCATGTGCTGCTCCGTGCTCTGGAACCAAGAAGGTACATACTGCAAATCAATCTAGTACCTTAAAGGTACATTGTCAATTGCAAAATGTACCTGTGAATCAGAATGGCAAGAGCGGAGTCTTTGAGGCGGGGCGTGAAGCTGGTGTAGGGGCACAGAAAGAAAGAGGAAGGGCTACGAGTAGGTGCAGGCTGAGATGGACGGTGTCGGCCTGGTGTTCAACGACGACGGCACCGTAACGCTGAGGTGGGATAGGCAGGCGCTGGAGGGGTAGGGCGGAAATGAAAAGCCCCGCAGATGCGGGGCCATTGGACAATCTCTTTCTGTTACGCCCTCATTTTTTCGAGGAACTCCTTCACCGGAGCGGTGCTGGATTCGCTAACAGTTTTCTCGGACGACTCGATTTCATTCAGTCGCTGACAAATGATTTGCTTGATCTCGGATCGAGCAAACCGATTGAGTAGGTCGCGGATCATCGGCTGATAGCCGACTCCGTGATACTCGGCAATTTTCTTGAGATCGTTTACTAATTGCTTTTGTAGGCGAATGGAAATCAGTTGGAGGCCGAGCGCGTCATCCACCTCTTGCTTTGAGCCAGTGGAGACTTGGGCGTGCGCTTCGGTCGTCCCGAGCTCGCCGCTTTCCCACAGTTCAACGTTGCTCATAGCTTCCTCACTCTTTGTCATTTGATTGCAAATTTTCTGTAGATACGTGTTTCTTCAGCACTGGGTTCGTACGCTGTTTTCAGGAAAACCTTACCATTCTCGAAGACGAAACAGATCTTTAGGGCCCTGCCAGCGTTTGTTTCGGCTACGAACCATTTCGTTACAGGGTCTGTCTTGTGATCCTCTCGCAGGTCGATCAGGTGTTCACCCTCGCAGTTCTCGAAGCATTGCTCGATTTCTCTGCGGCTCACGCCACCATGCTTTTCCTGAAGCTTCCTCTCGATGGCGTCCGAAATGATCAGATTTTCCAAGCGCGGTTACCATTTGACTTTGTATATACAGATGATAGGCCGCTCTGGGAGGTAGATCAATCCCTCTGTATATACAGACAGCTAGGCAGAAAAATGGTTCGGCTGAGAGCAGTCAGTGTCGCCGCCGGCGCATCACCGACCACCAGAACACCCACCCGATCACGCTGATGTCACCGGCACGCATCTGGTCCCTGGTGTACTCCTCATCGGGGTACTCGTCCCGGTTGTAGCTGCGCAACCGGATGCCGCCGCCAGGCAGGCGATAGACGAATTTCACCCGCAGCAGGTCGTCATGCTTCAGGGCGTAGATCTCGCCGTCGGTGATCGCGTTGACTGACATATCGATCCCGATGACGGCTCCGTCGGCAATGAGCGGTTCCATGCTGTTGCCGGTGACGTTAACGCAGACGGCGCATTTCGGATTCACTCCTGATTCGTGCAGCACGGATCTCGGGAACCTGATTTTGCGCTTTGCGAGCTCCAGATCTGGAAATCTGCCACCGCCCGCAGCCACCTGAATTTCGTCGAAGTAGGGGATCTCTACCTCGTCGAGATCAAGTGGATCACCTTCTTCCCACGTGGATAAAGGCATAAGATCTCTCTCGGCGTCGGCGTCGGCGTCGGCGGAGGGCAAGGGGGACACGGCTTTTGCCTGAAAGTGAGGCGCTTCAAAAATATGCTTGCCATGTAATACATCAAGCCAGCCGCGCGGTAAGTCAAAGCATTCTTCGATGTGCCTGGCGAGCTTGTTGCCGATGTTCTTCGTTGGGTTCGAGCCAATCAGCCTGCTGACCTGAGTTGGTTCACGGTCAATGCGGCTGGCGAACGCACCTGTCCCCCCCTCCTTCTCTGCAAGTGAAAGGGCATTTGTACGGCGGATAGTACTGATGTCAATCATTCATCCATTCCATCATCTGTACCAGAAATGTACAGAACCTTGACGGTACATAGACTTTTCGCCATCCTTGTACCCAGGAGGTACATTTATGGCCGTCATTACATCCCAAAACCCCAATGCGGAAGCCTTGCGGGAGTTTTGGAAAAGTCTGAGCACCAGGGAGCGCAGCGAGGCTGCGCGCAAGCTTGATACCTCTGTTGCGTACCTGCGACAGGTTCTGGCGTGTGGGCGCACGCCAGGGGCGGTTCTTGCTCGTGATCTGGAGCGTGTGTTCGAAGCTCGAATTGCGCGGCATCAGTTGAGGCCTGATCTGTACGACGTGCCCACAAGCTCCGCCGACCTTGAGCCCATTCTGCCGTCCGACTCCCGCCTGGGGCAGTGCGCTGATGCTGCTGTGCAGGCATCCAGTGCCGAGGTGGCACCGTGACTTTCCTTTCGAAGATGGCTCGCTTCCTCGGGCTGGATGTTCAGCGTGATCTGAGCGTTGACCTTGGAATGAATTTGCTGCTGGCGGATGACCTGGAGCGGAATGCTCAGATCATGTTGCAGCAGGCTACCGAGCTCCGCCGTGCCATCCGGCCTTCGATCGTTCTTGAGCTTCGCGAGGATGGCCTCGTCGTCATTTCTGGCTGGATGGGCGGAAGGCACGATTCGACCTACCGCCCGATGCCACTTGATGAAGCGATTGGGGAGATCAGTTCTCTGGCCCAGGAGCTTCAACAACAACCTCACCTTTCGAGTTCCGATGAACATGCTCGCTGAACTCGATATTCACCATCGTCTGGCCTCGCCACTTGACGCGGTAGAAGGTCAGGCCGCTGAAGCCTACGCGGGTGTCTTTGGGCAGCGCGTTAAGCGTGTCTAGGAGGGACTGTAAATCGATGGTCGGGATTCTTTCTTCAGCAGCATCAGTCATGCCAGGCCTCCGTGGCCGTTCTGTGTGGAATCAAAACGATAGCACGGAGTGTCCTGGCGCCACTTTGCGGCCCGGCTGACTTTTCGCAGGGCCACAAAAAACCCCACCTGGTCGGGTGGGGTTCAGTTGGTAGTCGTTCGCAGCGACTGCCTGGATATCAATTTGTCTTTCGAAGGACGAATTAACTATGCAACAGAAAACTCAAAGCGCGCAAGTCCCCTGCGCCGTTACCACTGACCACCAGGTTTGCTTCGATCCTCTCAACGGGGATGAGTTCTTGTTCTCCATTGTTGCCGACCGGCCGGTTGACGCGGCTCTGGCCGCCGCCGAGGACATCAGCGAGGCGGTTCACCTGATTCTATTGAGAATGACCCGGGCGATGGACGATGCCGGCGAGCCGCTGCTCTCTCAGGAACTCAATACTCTCGCCCTGCTGGGGGCCATGTCTGGCGCATTGCTCAGAGCTTGCCGGGCCGGTGTCGCGACCCAATCCGGAAATCCTGAAAGCGTGTCGCGACACGCAGGCGGTGCAGCATGAGCGCGGTCTGGAACAAGCCCCAGTCGTCTGCACTGAAGGCTCCGATATCTCAGCTTCCGCCGCGGAGATTCGCAGCGATTAACCCGACCACGACGGTCGAAGAGGCGTTGAGCGAGGCCATCGCGCTGACGCTAAGTGTTTCTAGCATTCTCGGAGCACTGACCACCTCCGATGAAGAGCACGCGTGCTTGTATGCCCTGGAGATTGCTGCAGAGATGGCTGGCGACTTGGTTGACGCCGCGCTCGACTCCCTGCGTGAGGAGGGCCAGCAATGAACCTCGCGACACTGCTCAGCAATCAGTGCTCCCCGGTCCCCGATGAAGTTCTGACCGATAAGCAGATCCGCTCCATCAAGTTGGATCGTGGTACGGCTCGCCATGCGGCTCAGAACATGGCGCTTGGTGTCGCCGCAGTCGGGAAACTGCTGGCGCTTACCAGTGCAGAAGGCGAGCTAGATCAGGAGACCGCCGAGCGTCTCGGATGGTTCTTGGAGGAGGTTGGCGGTGCCATCTTCCAGTTGGCGGAGTTCGAACAGGTCTGTTCTGCTCGAATCGATCGGCAGAAGGAGGCTCAGCAATGAGGGCCACGATGGGTATCAGCTTCCGGGCGACTGCGCCGGTTGATCTTTCGAAGGGAGATCAGAAAGCGAATGTCCTGTGCGTGATGGATGACATTGATGCCGACCTCGCGCTGGACAGCGCCACCGATCTTCTGGACGCGGTGATTGGTGGGCTTCAGGAAATCGTTAGCGAGCCGAGCGTTTCTTCCCAGGTTTCGCTGATGCTTCACGCGGTCGAGACCGCGCAGGCCTTGGTCCGTGCCGCCTTGGAGGGTGGGGAGGTGGCCAATGACTAGGCGCATTGGAGCGAAAGCACTCGGTGACCAGCTCTACAGCTATATCGGCGCCATCCAGGACTTGGCTACCGCAGTTCGCGAAGACTTGGCTTTCCAAGGTTGCGAGCCGGGCCCGCGCCTGACCGCCGACCAGGTGGATGCGATCCATCTGTCGATTATCACCATCGCCAGGTTGGCTGGCGAAGACTTGATCCAACTGCTGACCGAGCTAGAGGTGCCGGCATGACTGGCCTGACCTCAATTGGCGGCCAGGCCGCCACCATGACCAGCCGGGAGATCGCGGATCTTGTTGGGTCGCGTCACGACAATGTACGCGTGACCATTGAGCGACTGGCCGAGCGCGGGGTGATTGCTTTACCTGCAATGCAGGAAAAGCCCACTGCTGGCCGCCCCGCTCAGGAGTACGTCTTCACCGGCGACCAGGGCAAGCGCGACAGCATCATCGTCGTCGCCCAGCTCTGCCCGGAGTTCACCGCGCGGCTGGTGGATCGCTGGCAGGAACTGGAACAGCAGGCTTCCCGGCCACTGACCGCCGCCGAGCAACTACTGGCCAGCGTGCAACTCACCGTCGATTTGGAGCGGCGGCAGCGGCTGACCGAGCAGCAGGTGGCAGCGCTGACCGAAACCGTCGGCGACATGGACCGATCGCACCCGCTGCTCGACTCGATCCCCAACGGCATGGAGAGCATCACCGCTATCCGGCAGCGGATAGGGAAGCAGTACGGCCTTCCGCCCAGGGTGATCGACGCAGTGGTGCGCGACATGCCGCACAGCCCGCGCCCCTTCGCCATGGTGCGCAGCAAGCACGAGGAACTGAACGCGCGCCCCTACGCGGTCTGGGCAAAGGCCGAGATCAGCAGGGTGTTCGAGCGCTTCGCGCGCGGCTGCACCTTCGTGACCCAACACCGAGCCACGCACCCGGATTTCGGCGCCGGCCGGGAGCGCTTCCAGATGCGCGGCACCCCTTCGCAGGAGATCGGCGAATGACCACACAACCGAAACCGGGCCGGATCACCACTGGCCCCAACGGCCGCCCGGTGATCGCCGGGCCCTGGCCGTCCTACCGTCAATTCCGCGATCTGCCCGAGCGTGAGCGTTGGGTGCTCTACGGCCACGCCAAGGCATGCCGCGGTGCGCTTGAAGACCAAGGGTTCCTCATGGCCGAGGGATACCACGACTTCGTGAAGCGCGTTACCGAGGAGCTCGATATATGAGACTCAAGCCAACCTTCGAAACCGATGTGTACATCAGCACCGGCGGCTATTTCGCGATCAGCCAAACGCACCTGATGGGTGAGGAGGAGGTAGTGCTTCTCTCCCCTGATCAACTGCGCTCCGTGCTGGCCCATGCCCGCGTCTTGGTGCGGACTGAAAAGACTTGGTGGTCTCCGGAGGGCCGGGACTGATGGCTCGTGCTCGTAACATCAAGCCCGGGATCATGGCGAACGAGGAGTTGGCAGAGCTCAGCCACTCGCATCGCCTCCTGTTCATCTATTTGTGGATGTTGGCCGACAGGGAAGGGCGCCTGGAGGATCGACCGAAGCGCATCAAAGCAGAAGCCTTTCCCTACGATGATGGGCTCGATGTGGAAAGCATGCTGGATGATTTGGTTTCGGCTGGGTTTATCCAGCGGTATGAGCGGTGCGGAGTCAGGGCAGTTCAGGTGCTGAACTTCGCCAAGCACCAGACACCGCATAGCCGAGAGAAGGCTAGCGTCATTCCTGCTCCTGTTCTGGTTGATGGTGAGGAAGATGCTGGAGCGGACCTAGGCAGTGCAGAGGGTATGCCAGGCACTGATCAAGGTGGTGCCGATGAATCGCCTAGTCCGTTAGCTGTTCGCCCTGATTCTCTGATTCTCCGATCTTCTGATTCTCTGATTTCGGAGGAAGAGCTGGCGCCGCAGGAGCAGCGCTCAGCACCAGAGTCCGAGCAGCCCCTTCCAACTGACAGGCCTAAGCGAGGCTCCCGCTTGCCGGAGGACTGGACCCTGCCGGATGACTGGTTGGCTTGGGCGTTGGCCGAGCGTCCTGAGTTCGGTGAGGCCGGTCTGCGCAAGGTCGGTGAGAGCTTCGGTGATCACTGGCGATCCGCAACCGGGAAGAACGCGACGAAGCTCGACTGGTTCGCGACCTGGCGCAACTGGGTGCGAAACCAGCGGCCTCCGTTCGGCGCGCAGCGCGCGGGACCTCCTCCTGCTTCGCCTCATCTGGGCCTCGATCAGACCAACCACGAAGAGGGCCTGGAGCGCCAGGCCGACGGCACCTACCGAATTGCGAGACCATGACCATGACCAAAAACCAAGTGAAAACCAGGGACGAGACCTGCCCCGTTCACGGCGGCTTCGAGAGCAAGCAGCAGGAGCAGTTCGACGGCGGGTTCGTCTGGACTGGATGCGGGCGCTGCGAGTTCGAAGCTCGCCAATCATCCGACCCGGAGGTTCGCTCCAAGGCGCAGGCTGCGCGTGATGCCCGGATGGTCAACGCCGCGTTGCTGGAGAGCCAGATACCGCCGCGCTTCCGACCGGCGACCCTGGATAACTACCGCACCGACTTCGCACCGGACCAGCAGTCGCCAGTCCTGGCTCGCTGCAAGGCCTACGCAGACGACTTCGCCTCGAACTGGAAGGTTGGTCGTTCGTTGATGCTGCTGGGCACCATGGGAACCGGGAAGACTCACCTGGCCTGCGCGATCATCCAGCAGGTGCTGCGCACCGAAGGTCTGGCTGGCGCAACGGCGCGCTACATCACCGCACCCGACCTGATCCTGGGCGTGAAGGACACGTTTGGGCGGAAGGGTAAGAGCGAGTCCGAGGTCTACGAGAGCCTGCACGCTCCGGACCTGTTGGTGATCGACGAGGTAGGTGCCCAGCACGGCACCGACTTCGAGCGCCAGGTGCTGTTCCAGGTCGTCAATGGCCGCTACGAGCGCCTGCTTCCGAACATCCTGATCAGCAACCTGAGCCTGGTAGATATCCGGCGATTCATCGGGGATCGCGTGATTGATCGGCTCTGCGACGCCAACGGCGAGGTGGTGCTGCTGCGCTGGAAATCCGTGCGAGGTTCGGTATGACCGGATACCTCGAGATGCACGATATCCCGGTGATGGGCTACGAGGTGCCAGAGTCGAAGCTCTACAGCCACGAAGCCGAGTATGCGGTGATCGGCGCGATGATCCAGAAGGGCGATCTGATCGAGGACATGGGCGCCAAGCTGGAGGTTTCGGACTTCCATCACCCCGCTTGCGCGGAACTGTTCGAGCTGCTGCTGGCTTGCCAGGCGAAAGGTATCGCGGTCGACATCGTGACCCTCTATGAGGCGCGGGCTCAACTGGCGGACGGGCAGAGCACCCTGCAGGTCGCCGCCCACCTGGTGAAGAACACCCCAAGCACCGCGAACGCCGATGAGTACGCCCGGATCATCAAGCAGCGGTCGGTGGCGCGCCGGGTTATCGCCGCGGCCGAGGTCATGAGCCAGCGTCTGCAGGATGGCGAACCGTTGGACGAGGTTCTGAGCCAGGGCCAGCAGGCATGGGTTGCCCTCGAGGCCGAGGGGCTCGACTCCCGGCGCCGGTACCGCTTCATCGGTGAGGTGCTGCCCGAAGCCATTGACGGCATCGACAGGCGATTCAACCGTGAGGTGAAACTGGGGTATGACACCGGCCTGCCCTCGTTGGACGCCTTCATTCCGGGCATCTGTCCCGGCCACATGGTGGTTGTGGCCGGCGAGCCGGGCAGTGGCAAGACCACGCTTGGCCTTGGGTTCGCCGAGCGGGTGGCGCTGGCGTGCAACGAGCCGGCGCTGGTGTTCAGCCTGGAGATGACCGATGTCGAGTTGGCCAACCGCGTGCTGTCATCGGTGGGCAGCGTTCCGCTCAAGCACATTGCCGAAGGCCACTCCATGGCCGATTCCGATTGGCCGGGCCTGACTGGTGCGGTGAACAAGCTCAATCATGCCCCGCTGATCCTCTGCGACGACGCCTCGCTGACACTCCGGGACATCCGCCAGATCTGCCGGACGGTGAAGCGCGAGCACGGCCTGGGGATGGTTGCCGTCGACTACATCGGTCTGATCAAGGGCGAGCAGCGTAACGCGAGCCGCTACGACGTGGTGACCGAGATCAGCAAGGGCCTGAAGCGCCTGGCCAAGGAGCTCGGCGTACCCGTGGTGGTGCTGGCGCAGCTCAACCGTGGGCCGAAGGCGCGGGGCAACAAGCGCCCGACCAAGAGCGACCTGCGCGATTCCGGGCAGATCGAGGCCGATGCCGATGTGGTTGTGCTGGTCCACCGGGATCAGGAAAGCGACGCCGGTAGGGCCGGCATTACCGAACTGATCGTCGACAAGAACCGACATGGGCAGGTAGGCGTGGCGCACGTTCAGCACCAGGGTCAGTTCCATCGGTTCGTGGAGATTATCGGCGGCTATCAGCCCAGCGATGAAGAAGTCGAGATGGCCAGACCTTACAAGGGCCGGCAGTACGGCAAGGGGAAAGCAGCGTGAATACCGAACACAAATTCCCGATCACCCTCCCGAACACGTTGGAGGCGTGCGAAGAGTTGATGGAGCGCTTGAGCGCTTCCTGCATCAGTTGTCGCAGCCAGATTGAGGCGGCCAAGGCCGAGCAGAAGGCGACGGGACGCTACTTTGACGAAATCTGGTTCAGCCGGGCCAGCACCGCGCTCCGCTGGATGAACCGAGACAAGGTCCGTCTCCAGAACCATATCGCGAAGCTGCGCAAGGACAGTCGCAGGGCTCACAACGACCTGGCCAATCGGTTGCTGATCGAAGCCTTGCGTGAGCACGTGGGGGTAGAGGTGTTTCAAGCCTGTGCAGAGAAGGCCAGGCAGCAGATGGAGGGTATGCAGTGACACTGGTTCAGCGCTTCGAGCGCAACACCGTTGGGCGTGACTTCTGCGTTGGCGATGTGCATGGCTGCTTCGATCTGCTGGACGCGTTGCTGGCGCAGGCCGGCTTCGACAAGGCGGTTGATCGGCTGTTCAGCGTTGGTGACCTGGTGGACCGCGGGCCGGGGTCGGACCTGGTCCAAGAATGGCTAAGCCAGCCCTGGTTCCACGCGGTCAGGGGGAATCATGAGCAGATGATCGTCGATACCTACAAGCATGGCGGCGACGACTGGCTCCATGTCGCCAATGGGCGCGCGTGGTTGCTTGGCTTGCCGGAGACAGAGCAGCGGGGCTACGCCGAGTTGTTCGACGACTTGCCGCTGGCCATCGAGGTGGAGACCGCCGCTGGCGCCGTCGGGATCGTTCATGCCGAGTGCCAGGCGAAGAGTTGGCAGGCGTTTTGCGCCGGCGTGGAGGCCGGAGAGAAAGCGCACGTCACCGCCGCTCTGTGGGCAAGGTCCAGGGCGGCGAACGAGGACTCCACTCCTGTCGAGGACGTTGCCGCAGTTCTGGTTGGGCACACGCCGCACAGCAGTCTCACCAGACTGGGGAACGTGTTCTATCTGGACACCGGCGCATGTTTCGGTGGCTCGCTGACCATGCTTTGCCTGAACGACTGGAGCGTCAGCTCTGCGCGAGGTACCCGATGAGTAACGTACAACCGATGGCACCCCGCAAGGTCATGACCAGGCTGGAGCGGGAGTTTCTCAAGGTGGCCGGCCAGGAACTGGCGCAGGTCAAGGTCGGTGGTGCTGCTGCCTTGGCTGCGCTGCTGGTCATGATCGCCAACTGGCACGGTGACCGCGGCACTCTGGGTTTTCACGACTACGGCCGGCTGTGGCTGCAGGACGGCAATGCGAAGGGCGCCGCTGCGGAAACGCTGCTGCGCGATCTGTTTGGCCTGAAAGGCACGCCGAAGGGGGCCGCATGACTGGGGTCTACCGCGATGTGATGCCTGCGATCGTTCGCGTCCTGGCGGCCGATGCCATCGACAACACGGCGAAGCAGAGCTGGCAGAGGCTTATTGACCGAAAGGTCGACGGCGGCTTTCGGGCTCTGCTTTCTGCCCAGGACCAGTTCGAGTTCGATTGCATCCTGCACGCCCTACTGCACCGGGAGCTTTCGCCGGCCGAGTGGGACGTGCTGCACGCTCGCTACTCGACGCACTTTGATCGGCGTGGGCAGGCCATCGAGCGACTGGCGAGCAGGGTGCATTCGCCTGCGCCTTCTCGGTTTCTGGAGCGTGCTGTAGCGACCTGGGCTATCCCGATGATGAAGGGCAAGGACGGAAAGCGATCAACCGCTATCCCGATGCTCCCCAAGAAGTGGTACGACATGAACAACTGGGATGAGGACGCGCGACCGGACTCAACTCGAAACCGCTGGCGCAGGGATATTCGGAAACAGCTTGATCGTTTCGAGGAAGAGGCGTTGGTGCATGTAACCGAGATCCTTGACCGCGAGAAGTTGCTCGATGCGGCTTGACGAATGTGATCGACTGAGCGTAACGTAACCACATCTGTTGATACGTGCGCGCTAAGCTAGATCGACTCCGAAACCCGGCCCTGGTGCCGGGTTTTTTATTGCGCCGCCGGGTTTTGCGCGGCATCATCAGTCCCCCGTCTAACTCGATGCTTTCCTTCCTTGGCTTTCAGCGAGATGGACGGGAAGCCCGGTTGCCCCCGCTCCGGGCTTTTTCATTTGAAGGTCGAAACTCGGTAGACGGCAGTCTCGCCTGCCACATCGGGCTGTAAGCAAAGTGACGGGTTACCGACCCGCAAGGCCTTCACCCTTTGCGATATCCAATCAATGCAGGTGGAGCGCAGGATGCGCACGGGGTAGTGGCCCCTATCCACCTGCACCTATTTCAGAGCCCAGCCATAGCGCTGGGCTCTTTCATTTCCGCCGCAAGGCAAGCCAACACGCAGCTAGGCCCGTACAGCCGAAAGGCGGATGTCCGCTCATCCGTCCGCCCCGCTGCGCTCCTTTTCCAGGTGAGCGGAGTGGATCAGATGAGTGAGATTGATCTTGATGAGGCCGGCCTGCGTGATCTGGTGATGGTCAATGACGGCCAGGTTGTAACGACCTCGCTGAAGGTGGCTGAGCGTTTCGGAAAGCGGCACGACAACGTGATCAAGGCGATCCGCGGCCTCGATTGCTCGCCAGAATTTCATGCCCTCAATTTTGAGGAGATGATCGTGGATGTCGATATCGGCAAAGGTGCCAGGCGGAAATCTCCAGCGTTCCGCATAACCAGAGATGGCTTTGCGTTCTTGTGCATGGGCTTCACCGGCAAGGAGGCGGCCAAATGGAAAGAGGCTTACATCCGTGCCTTCAACTGGATGGCAGAGCAACTGTTCAAGCGCTCGATGGACTTCGCCACCCTGCGTAACGAGCTGATGGCGGAGTACCGACAAGAGAAAGGAATTGCCAGCCTGGCCGGCAAGACCCTGCGTCGATGGCAGATCAAGGCACCCGTCATCGAACAGAAGATCATCGAGGTCGAGCGCGAAGGGCAGTTGCAGCTGTTTCACGCCTGATCCGCCCCGGAACCCACCCGACGAACGAAAGCCCGCCATTGAGCGGGCTTCGTCGTTTTAGAACCCCTGCGAGGGGCAGAGACTATGAAAATGCCAGAACGCCCTGAAACTTGGGCTGCGCTGCTTGCGTGGCTGTCTGCGCACTATCCGCAGCTGTACGCCGCCGGCCTGTCCTTTGTGGTCGCGCTGACCCGGGTGATCTACGGCGGTGGAACGCGGCGCCAGGCGCTGCTCGAGGCAACGCTCTGCACTCTGATCACCTTGGGCCTGATTCCTGTCCTTGAGTGGTTTGGCCTTCCGCAGAACATGGCTACTGCTGCCGGGGTGTTCACCGGTTTCCTGGGTGTGAAGAAGATCGCCGAGTTCGCTGATCGGATCGCCGACTGGAAGTTTCCGCGCCGGGGGGCTGGCGAATGAAGATCACCGCCGATCAACTCGACCGCGCTACCGGCTGCGGTGCTGCTACTGCCTCGACCTGGGTCGAACACATCAACGGCGCCATGGCTCGGTTCGAGATCAACACGCCCGAGCGCGTGGCGATGTTCCTGGCTCAGGTCGGGCACGAAAGCCAGAGCCTCAAGCGCCTGGTCGAGAACCTGAACTACTCCGCCGAGGGCTTGCTCAAGACCTGGCCGACGCGGTTCACGCCGGCCGAGGCGAAGCAGTACGCCCGCCAGCCAGAGCGCATCGCGAACCGCGTCTATGCCAACAGGATGGGCAATGGGTCGCCGGATACGGGCGATGGGTATCGATACCGGGGCCGCGGCCTGATCATGATTACGGGCCACGACAACTACGCCGAAGTCGCCCGCGCCCTGGCGCTGCCACTAGTGGCGCAACCGGAGTTGCTTGAGCAACGGACCTGGGCTGCCATCGCGTCGGCATGGTGGTGGAAGTCGAGGGGTTTAAACGAACTGGCCGACCAGGGTCGCTTCGAGCGGATCACCCTCAAGATCAACAGTGGCTACAACGGCGCAGATGACCGTGCGGCTCGCCTCGAGTGGGCGCGTGCTGCGCTCAAGGGGGAATGATGCTCGGGTTCACGACGAAAGCCGAAGCTCAACAGCTCGGCGTCTCGCACCATGGGAGCTATTACGGCATCCCGATGTGGCTGGGTGATGTCGATAGCGATTGCCCGCTGGCGTTCGCCAAGTGGGCGCCACTTGAGATGGTCGTTTCCCTGCTCTCGGTCATCGAGGGCATCGTGAATTCCATGCTCGACCAAGAGCCGACGTTCATGTTCAAGGTTGGCCGGAGGATCGACCAGTGACCTGGCGGCCATGGTTGGTGGTCGCCCTGGTAGCCGCGCTGGTGTTCTGGCGCCTCGATCACGTGACCGCCCAGCGTGACGACCTCCAGGCCGCCGTCGAGCAATCCGCCGAGACGATCACCGCCATGGCCCAGCAGGCCCAGCGCGACACCCAGGCGCAGGCCCAGGCCGACGCCCTGGCCCGAACCTACCAAGCAGCACTACAGGCCTCCCATGAAGAAAACCAATTGCGCCGCGATGCTATCGGCACTGGTGCTCGCGTCGTGTACGTCAAAGCCCGCTGCCCCGCAGACGGAGTGCACCCGGCTCCCGGAGCCTCCGGCAGCGCTCATGCAGGAGGAGCCGTCCTTGCTGCCGCTGATGGACAAGTTGTTTCTGATCTCCGAGCCGGAGTCGAGCGACGCGAACTGATGATTGAGGCGTTGCGTAAGCACATCGCCGGCCTGCCGAGGTATTGCAGAAGATGATCAGCATCAAGCCGGAAGGGTTCCAGCAGCAGCTCGCCGACCTGACTGAGCTTGAGCAGCGGCAGATTCCTTACGCGACGGCCACGGCCCTTACGCGGACCGCGCAAGGGCTGATGGATCGCTTGCGCGATGAGATGCGTGTCGTGTTCGACCGCCCGACCCCGTACACCCTGAACAGCCTGCGCATGGTGCCAGCCAGGAAAGACCGGCTGGAAGCGCGGGTTTGGTTCAAGGACGAAGCGGACGGTGCGCAGCCTGCATCGGTGTGGATTGCCCCCGAGGTCTACGGTGGCCCGCGTCGGAACAAGCCGGCCGAACTTCAGCTCAGGGCCAAGGGGATACTGCCCGAAGGCAAGTACGTGGTGCCCGGCGCCGGCGCGGACCTGGATCGCTACGGGAACATCAGGCGTGGCCAGGTCACCAAGGCATTGAGCGGCATCCGCGGCTTCAGCCAGGCCGGGTACAACGCGAACGCGACCGATAGCAGACGGAGCAGGGCGAAGGGTAATGCTCGCCGCTACTTCGTCATGACCCGTAAGGGCCAGCCCATAGGCATTGCCGAGCGCACAGGCCGAGGCCGGGATGCCGTCTCGATCATCATGGCCTTCGTGTCTCGCCCTTCGTATCGCCGCCGGCTGAGCTTCTTCGAGATCGCGCAGCAGTACGCCGACGAGAACCTGCCACGCGAGTTCGAGGTGGCGATGCGCGGCGTTGCTGCTCGGTTCGCTGCGAGGCGCTGACTGATGCACCAAAGTGGTGCGTCGCGGGTCCTCCCCGGGGTGCCCCCGTCAGAGGGTAATTCGAGCCCCGCGCGCCAAATATGTATGACCTTTTTTCGGAGGTTGGTTGTTGTTTTGTCATGAGCACAGAAGACCTCCAAAAAAAGCGCGGATGGCTGAACAAGTCCGAGATGGCCGCGAGCCTCGGGATTTCTCCGCAAGCCTTTGATAAATGGGGCGTTGAGCCTGCCGCCAAGATCGGCCGCGAGGTGTTCTATACCGCCCAGGCGGTGCTACAGAATCGCCTCGATCATGTGACCCAGAAACAACAACCTGAGGGCCTAGATGCGGAAGGTCTCGACCCGCTCGCTGAAAAGAAATTGCTACAGGAGCGCCTGCGACTGACGACTGCTCAGGCTGACGCCCAGGAGCAGAAGAACCAGGTCCAAGCGAAGACCCTTGTTCCAACTCCGTTCGCCACCTTCGCTCTTGCCAGGATCGCGTCCAAGATCGGCTCGAAACTGGAGACGGTCTGCAAGACGGTCCGCAGCCAAATACCCGATACACCGCCGTTGGTGCTGGAGGCCTTTGAGCGCGAGATAGCGCTGGCCCGAAATCTGGCCGTGGAGTTTGCTGAAGACCTACCGGAAATCCTTGATGAGTACTCTGCCACCCTGGATGAATGACCTACGGAAAGCGGTCGATCTAGGTTTGCAGGGGCTGTACAAGTCGCCGCCGATGACGGCGGTGGAGTGGGCGGAAGATCCCGACGACGGTTTCTACATGTCGGCGGAATCCTCGTACAACGAGGGCAAGTGGAAGACGGCGCCATTTCAGGTCGCCATCCTGAACGCCATGGGTAACGACCTGATTCGGGTCGTAAACTTCGTGAAGTCGGCACGCATCGGCTACACGAAAATGCTGATGGCCAACATCGGCTACAAGATTCAGCACAAGCGCCGTAATGTGCTGATGTGGAGCCCGACTGACCCAGACGCCGAGGGGATCAGCAAGAGCCACGTTAATGGCCTGATTCGCGATGTTCCGGTGCTGCTGGCGCTGGCCCCATGGTATGGCCGCAAGCATAGCGACAACACGCTCGACACCAAGGTGTTTGCAAACCGGCGGACCCTTTGGACGCTCGGCGGCAAGGCTGCTCGCAACTACCGTGAAAGATCTGCCGACGAGGTGATCTATGACGAGCTGTCGAAGTTCGACGCCGATATTGAAGGTGAAGGTTCCCCAACGTTCCTTGGCGACCAACGTCTGCGCGGTGCTGTTTACCCGAAGTCCATCCGTGGATCGACGCCTGGTACCGAGGGCCAATGCCAGATCACGAAGGCGGCCGATGAGTCTCCGCGTCGCCTGCGGTACTACATCCCGTGCCCGCACTGTGGGCATGAGCAGACGCTGAAGTGGGGCGGTAAAGATTGCGCCTTTGGGGTGAAGTACATCGCGAACGATCTAGGCGAGGCCTCTTCAGTTTGGTACGCCTGCGAGAACGAGCGGTGCTGCGGGACGTTTGAGCACCACGAAATGGTGGTTGCCTCCGAGCGAGGCCGCTGGAAGTGCGAAGTTTCGGGAATCTGGACGCGGGACGCTATGGAGTGGTTCGGCCCGGATGACCAGCCGATCAGGACGCCGCGTTCCGTCGCCTTCTACTGCTGGGCCGTGTACAGCACGTGGACCAGTTGGCTTGACCTGATCGACGAATGGCTGAAGGTCAAGGGTGATCGCGAGAAGCTGAAGACCTTCACCAACACCATCCTCGGCGAGGTATGGGTTGAGGACGAGGGAGAGCGGGTGGAGTGGCAGACGCTCTATGCCCGCCGCGAGAACTACCCGAAGGTGCCGCCGCAAGCGCTTGTCCTGATGGGCGGAATCGACACCCAGGACGACCGCTACGAGGGCCGTGTTTGGGCTTTCGGCCTGGGCGAGGAGGCCTGGCTGGTGCATCGCTTCATCCTGACCGGCGATCCCGCCAGCGAGGAGTTGCGGCGCAAGGTGGGGCTGGAGATTCACCGGCAGTTCACCCGGGTAGACGGCGTGCCGATGCGTGTCGAGCGGTGGTGCTGGGATGCTGGCGGCCACTACGCCGACGAGGTGGAGGCCGAGAGCATCAAACACGGCGTGCATTGGGTGATCCCGACCTTCGGGGCCAGCGCCTACGGCAAGCCCATCGCGAACTTCCCGAAGCGTCGCAAGCGCAAGGTCTACAAGACTGAACTGGGCACCGACAACGCGAAGGAGCTGATCTACAGCCGCCTGCGCATTGATGTGCCCATTCCGTGGCAGCCGACGCCCGGCTGTGTGCACTTTCCGATCGACAGCGATATCTGCGACGAAGACGAACTGAAGCAGATCACCGCCGAGAAGAAGAAGCCGGTGATGGCGAAGGGTGTTCGCGTTCTGCGATGGGACTCCGGCGGGCGCCGCAATGAGGCGCTGGATTGCTTCGTGTACGCCCTTGCCGCGCTGCGCATCAGCCAGCAGCGCTTCGGCCTCGACCTCGACCAGTTGGAGCGCGTGCGCGTTGATCCCGTGCCGGAGCCGGTCGCCCAACAGCAACCTTCGAACGATAACCATGCCAGCACCTCCCAGGGCTGGCTCAACACTGGAAGCGGACCATGGCTCTGACAGCGCAGCAGATGCTCGACAAATACTTGGAGGCCGAGGCCGCCGTGCTGGAAGGGCGGACAGTGATCTTCAACGGACGCACCCACACCATGGAGGATATCGAGAAGATCCGCGCCGGACGCCAGGAGTGGGAGCGCCGCGCAGCCGCAGAGCGGGACCGCGCCGCCGGTCGCCGTCCTGGCCCGGCACTGGCGGAGTTCTGCTGATGAACCTGATCGATCGACTACTGGAACCCTTGGCCCCCGAGCTGGTGGCTCGGCGCTTGGCCGCTCGCGAGGCAATCCAGGCGTATGAGGCTGCCAGGCCAGGGAGAACCCACAAGGCCAAGCGTCAGCCGCTAGGCGCCGACACCTCGCTACAGAAGTCTGCGGTCTCTATGCGAGAGCAGTGCCGGAAACTGGACGAAGATCACGATCTGGTTACCGGCCTGCTCGATCGCCTCGAGGAGAGGGTGGTGGGCGGAAGTGGTATCGGCGTGGAACCGCTGCCGCTGCGCCTGGATGGCTCGGTGCATGCCGAGTTGGCCATGGAGATCCGCAGCGCGTGGGCCGAGTGGTCACTCTCGCCGGAAACCTCTGGTGAGCTGACGAGGCCCCAGGTAGAGCGGCTGATGTGCCGCACCTGGCTGCGCGATGGCGAGGGCCTGGCGCAGAAGCTGATGGGACGAGTCCCGAACTACACGTTCGCCACGTCGGTGCCTTTCGCCCTGGAGCTGCTGGAGCCCGACTACTTGCCCTTCAGCTACAACAACCTGTCGAAGGGTATTGTCCAGGGTGTCGAGCGTGACACCTGGCGCCGGAAAAGGGCCTATCACCTTCTCAAGGATCACCCCGGCAACCTGCAGACGCTGGGCGGCAGCCTGGCGGTGAAGCGCGTCGAAGCGGAACGGATCATCCACATCGCCTACCGCAAGCGGATCGGCCAGAACCGAGGCGTGCCGATGTTGCACGCAGTGCTTATCCGCCTTGCCGACTTGAAGGACTACGAGGAGAGCGAGCGGGTGGCGGCGCGCATCAGTGCTGCCCTGGCGATGTATATCAAGAAGGGCAACCCCGACAGCTACACGGTGGAGCCCGGGAAGGACCGGAAGAACCGAACGATCCCCATCGCCCCCGGCATGGTCTTCGACGACCTCGAGCCAGGTGAAGACGTCGGGATGATCGAGAGCAACCGGCCGAACCCCTTCCTTGAAGGTTTCCGCAACGGCCAACTGCGGATGATCGGCGCTGGCACTCGCAGCACCTACTCCTCGGTGTCCAGGGCCTACGACGGCACCTACTCGGCGCAGCGCCAGGAACTGGTCGAGGGCTGGCTGGGCTACGACCTGTTGCAGCACGAGTTCATCGACTACTGGTGCCGGCCTGTCTACCGGTCCTGGCTGCAGATGTACCTGTTGGCTCGGAAGGAGCGCCTGCCCGCCGACGTTGATCACCGCACTCTCTACGCGGCGGTCTACCAGGGGCCGGTCATGCCATGGATTAACCCGATGCATGAGGCCAACGCATGGGAGTTGCTGGTCAAGGCTGGCTTCGCCGATGAGGCGGAAGTTGCCCGCGCCCGTGGTCGAGATCCGCGCGAGCTGAAGAAGTCGCGTGAGACGGAGATCAAGGCGAACCGGGCGGCCGGCCTGGTCTTCAGTTCGGATGCCTACCACCAATTGGTCAAGTCCGGGATGGACCCAGTTGAGGCGGTGCAGAAGGTGTACCTGGGCGTCGGGAAGATGCTTACCGCCGACGAGGCTCGCGAACTCGTCAACAGATACGGCGCCGGCCTACCCGTGCCTGGCCCGGATTTCCCCAACGAGAGCAACAATGGAGGCGCCGATGGGCAGCCATCAAACCCTGATCCATAAAAACCTGATGCTGCCGATGGCGGCGGCGCTGACTGAGGCCAACGCCCCGCATGAGTCCTGGTACAGCATTAAGGCTGCCGGTCGCGGCGTCGCCGAGGTGTTGTTGTACGACGAGATCGGCGTCTGGGGCATCACCGCGCTGCAGTTCGCTCGAGACCTCAAGGCAATGGGCGACCTGACCAAGATCAACCTGCACATCCACTCCCCGGGCGGCGACGTCTTCGAGGGGACGGCGATCTATAACCTGCTGCGCAACCACCCGGCCAGCGTCGACGTGTACATCGATGGCTTGGCTGCCTCGATGGCCTCAGTCATCGCCATGGCCGGCGACACCATCTACATGCCCGAGAACGCCATGATGATGGTGCATAAGCCCTGGGGCATCCAGGGCGGCGATGCGGACGACATGCGCCGCTATGCCGAACTGCTCGACAAGGTCGAGGACACCTTGGTCATGGCCTATGCCAACAAGACCGGGAAGTCCGCCGACGACATCAAGGCGCTCCTCAAGGAGGAGACCTGGATGAATGGCCGAGAGGCCGTCGCTGCCGGCTTCGCCGACCAGCTCACTGAGCCGCTGCGAGCGGCCGCTCACCTTTCCTCCAAACGCATGCAGGAGTTCGCCCACATGCCCGAAGCTCTGAAAACTCTACTGGCCCCGCGCGCCCAGACCCCCGCCGCGCCGGCCAACACTCCCGCGCCGACTCCGGCACCGGCCGCGCCGGCGGCTCCCGCGGCCGCTGCCCCAACCGAGGCCGATATTCGCGCCCGCATCCTCGCCGAGGAATCTGGTCGCCGCAGCGCAATCACTGCTGCCTTCGGCGCGTTTTCCACCGGGCACGCCGAACTGCTCGCCACTTGCTTGAACGACATGAACATCACCGTCGACCAGGCGCGCGAGAAGCTGCTGGCTGCCATTGGCGCCGACACCCAGCCGGCTGCCGCCCTGAGTGGCGGGGCCCACATCCATGCCGGCAACGGCAACCTGGTGGGTGACTCGGTGCGCGCGAGCGTGCTGGCCCGCATCGGTCGAGGCGAGCGCCAGGCTGACAACGCGTACAACGGCATGACGCTCCGCGAACTGGCTCGCGCCTCGCTGGTCGATCGTGGGATCGGTGTGGCCTCGCTCAACGCGCCGCAAATGGTCGGCTTGGCTTTCACCCACACTTCCAGCGACTTCGGCCTGATCCTTCTGGATGTCGCCAACAAGTCGGTGCTGGCTGGCTGGGAAGAGGCCGAAGAAACCTTCCCGCTGTGGACCAAGTCCGGCATTCTCACTGACTTCAAGCCGGCGCGCCGCGTCGGGCTGGGCGAGTTTTCCTCGCTGCGTCAGGTGCGTGAGGGCGCCGAGTACAAGTACGTCACCCTCGGCGAGCGCGGCGAGCAGATCATCCTGGCCACCTACGGAGAGCTGTTCAGCATCACTCGTCAGGCGATCATCAACGACGACCTGCAGATGCTCTCGGATATCCCGTTCAAGCTGGGCCAGGCTGCCAAGGCCACCATCGGCGACCTGGTCTATGCGGTTCTGACCGGTAACCCGGCGATGAGCGATGGCAAGGCTCTGTTCCATGCCGACCACAGCAACCTGCTCACTGGCGCGGCTTCGGCGCTTTCCATCGACAGCCTGAGCAAGGCCAAGACCCAGATGGCCACCCAGAAAGCCCAGGTAGAGAAGGGCAAGGGGCGCACCCTGAACATCCGTCCGGGCTTCGTTCTGACTCCGGTGGCACTCGAGGACAAGGCCAACCAGATCATCAACTCCGAGTCCGTGCCGGGCGCCGACGTCAATAGCGGCATCGTCAACCCGATTCGCGCATTCGCGCAGGTGATCGGCGAGCCGCGCCTGGACGATTCCTCGGCGACCGCCTGGTACATGGCTGCCAAGAAAGGCTCTGACACCATCGAGGTGGCCTACCTGGACGGCGTCGATACTCCGTACCTGGAGCAACAGGAAGGCTTCACTGTCGACGGCGTGGCCAGCAAGGTCCGCATCGACGCCGGCGTGGCGCCGCTGGACTTCCGTGGCCTGCAGAAATCCAACGGCGCCTGATCGGTGCCAACTCCCGAGCCCCGCATCTAGCGGGGCTTTCTGTTTCTGCCATTAGGAGAATCAACCATGGCGAAGAACTATGTGGAGGACGGCAACGTCCTGACTCTCATCGCGCCTGCTGGCGGCGTTCAATCTGGCGTGCCGGCGGTGATCGGAGACCTGGTGGTGGTGCCGCTGGTAGATGCCGCCGCGGGCGAGCCGTTCGCCGGAAAAACTGGCGGCGTCTGGAGCCTGCCTGCTGCCGCTGGCCTGACCCAGGGTGCCAAGTGCAGCGTGCTCGATGGGGAACTGGTAGCTGCTGCCACTGCCGACTCGGTGGCGTTCGGCAAGATCACCGAGCCCACCGTTGACGGCTTCGCGTCGGCGATGCTGATCCAGCAATGAGCGCGCCGGGCCGTTTTGGCCGGCTGATCCAACGGCTCCACGAACGTGGGCAACAGCGGTTATCTGATGCCGTGGGCGAGTTCCGCGGCATCGGTCGTCCCCCGATCAGGGGGATACCGCTGCAGGTCGACCGAAACCTCACCTACGAGGGACCTGATGGGGTTTTCATCACGGACAAGGTTGGGATCAGTTGGCTGGCGAAGGACGTTCCCACGGCATCGCGTGGCGACCTCTTCGTCATCGGGTCGTCGCGCTATCTCGTGGAAAAGCTCATTGCGAACGACGGTTGGTTGCTGACGGCAGCAACGATCGAGGAGGAAGCATGAAGCCGAACGTGCTCACGATCGGCCGCTTGGCCTTGCTGGCGCGCCTGCAAACCATCACGCCAAACCAGGGATACCGGACAGACGCTGGCACTCGTGTGCTCTCCGGGTGGTTTAACGAACTGGTCAAGGAACGGCACGAGGGCTTTCCGCTGATTGTCGTCCAGCCCGGCAAGGAGCAGCCGCCGGAGCATCTTGATGCCGCCGTTCGCTTCCATCGCGGCTTCGACGTGGTAGGCGCGGTGCAAGGTGGGTATGACCACTATGAGGAGGCTCTGGAGGACCTACAGCTAGACCTTTTGGCGTGCCTGATGCCTGCCCCCAAGGGGCATTTCCTGCGCTGGCTGCCCCGAGAGCGCGGCATTACCGGGCTGACGTTGGGGGCGCCTGAGCCGTACCCGCCGGGTGATGGAGTGGCCGCTGCCGTGATTCGAATCCCTGTCTATCTGAAAACCATCATCGAGGGGTAACCCATGAAGAGCGATCCCCAGGTGCCGGCCACGGTCGACGCCGCGCCTCCGGCTGCACTGAACAAAGCCGTCGAGGTCACCCTGGCCACGGTGCATTGGCACCAGGGCGAGGAGAAGGCGGCCGGCGAAAAGATCAACGTCAGCCCTGACCAGGTTGAATTCCTGCGCCGCGAAGGCGTGATCAAGAAGGAGGCCTGATATGGCTATCGAGAAAGAGACGTACGTGATCGGCGGCTGGCTTAAGGCACGCGAGGCAGGGACTACAGGGCCTTTCAAGAAGGTAGGTCTGGTATCCACCATTCAGCAGACCATCGAGAGCAGTGAGATCACGCTACCCGACACCACCACTCCGCAGGGCGGCGAGTACGACTCGGTATCGCGCATCTCCTCGGTCGGCCTGGGGATCAACTTCCGCGAACTGCATACCTCGATGCTGGCGGCCCTGATGTGGGGCGACGCCACCAACGTTCCCTCTGCCACCCACACCGACGAAGCGCACACCGCCGTTCCGGGAGGCACGATCGCGCTCGACTTCATGCCGCTGGAGATCACCAGCGTGAAGAGCGATGACGGCACCACTACCTACGAAGAGTTCGACGACTGGAACATGACCGGAGCTGGCCTCGAAATCGTTGAAGGGGGTGCGATCTCTGCGGCCACACCGATCAAGGTGACCTACAAGTCCGCCACCGTCGATGTGATCGAGGCGCTGACCAACAGCGGCAAGACGTTCGAGTTCCTCTTCGAGGGCGAGAACGCCGCTGGTACCCAGCGGCGCATCCAGGCGCGCTACTTCCTCTGCCGCTTAAACCCGTCGAGCCAGCAGGATTGGATCAACACCGAAGACTTCCTGGCCGCCGAGGCCACTGCCAAGGTGCTGATGGACCCAACCAAGGTCGGTGCTGGAAAGTCGAAGTACTTCAACATCAAGAAGGAACTGGCGACGGTGTGACGCCGTTCATGCCCGGCAGGGACGCCGGATGTGGGCTCGCCCGCGTGGTGCTACAGTGGCGGCATTTAGGGAGGGGTTGAAATGTACTCTAGGTCGCGCGGATTTACCCTTGTCGAGCTGATGGTCATTGTCGTGCTTTTGGGTGTCATGGTCGCTTTCGCCATTCCGTCGTTTGTGAATCTCATAAAAGGCAATAGCATGGCCTCGGCGCGCAATGATTTGCAAAAGAGCCTCGATTATGCGCGTGCGATGGCCATGACAAATAAGACCGGGGCGCAGGTCTGCGTAGCTGATGGGACAATAACTATCAGCAATGCACGTAAAGCGGAAAAGATCATAACCGGCGGAAGCGGGGACGCTGTTCAGTACGGATTTAAGTATGACTGGGAAGTCGCAAGTAAGCTCTCGTCTAAAGAGTACAAAGTTATCGGCTCCAATGAACTAGATTCTGGCTGTGTTGTATTTGCTTACAATGGCTCAATACCTGAGATTGCTAAGAAGGCGCCGAAGTCTCCTAAGCCACCTATTAGTTCTGATGGTAAGTGTGACACCAGTTCTTCGCCTCCTCCTTATGTCAATAAGGCCGGGTTCTTCGGCCGCTCAGATGGCTCTGCCGATCCGGAGTGGGAGCTGATCTTCAACGGCGCCGGTTTCTACGTTGTCAGAAAGCCTGGGGAGGCTGACTTTACAAGTGAGCAGTCTTGGGACGCTTCTGGCTGCTGATTGTTTTATTTCAGTTGCCGACCCCGCTACTCGCGGGGTTTTCTTTTTTATGGAGTCGAAAATGTCCACATTCACAGCAAGTCGGGTTGTTGATATTGATGGCGTTGAGTTGACCGTGCGAGAACTTAGCGTTGCGGATGTTCGAAAGCTAATGCAAGAGGTCAGTGACCAAGATCTCGTCAGTAATGCTCTCTTCGAAGATATCAGGCTTTCCGATCTGTGCCTGATGACGTCGGTTACGAAGAGCCAAATTAACGATCTCCGGCCTAGCCAGCTCGCCAAGTTGCGGGATGCATGTAAAGAGGTGAACCCGCATTTTTTCGGAATGCTGGGCCGTCTCTCGAAACTCCGCGACAAGCCATAAGGAGTTTGGAGCGCGCCATCTGCGTTCTGGTGAGGCTTGGGATCACCACGTCCTTGAATATCCCTGGTCGCTGTTCTTGACCGCGCTGAAGGCTGAATGAAATGGCTGACGTAAAGATCCGGCTGACCGCTGACCTCGATGATGCGCTGCGCGAGGTGTCAGGCTTCCGCAAGGAATATGCCGAACTGGTCAGGCAGGTCGCGCAACCTCTCAAGCGTTTAAACGATTTCACTGCTCTCGAAAGCACCCTCGAGGACACGCAACGCCAGGCGCGCTCGGCGCGCGATCAGATCCGCACGCTCGGCAACGAGCTGGCATCGACGATCAGGCCAAGTCGCGAATTGCAGCAGGCTTACCGGGACTCCATTTCGGACCTGCGAAGCCTGGAGCGGGCAGAGACCGTCCAGGTAGCCAAGCTCGGAGCGATGCGCCGGGAGTTGAAGCAGGCCGGGCTGGATACGAGGAGCCTGACATCCGAACGGCAGCGGCTCCAGCGGGAGTTGGATCGAAACCTCCAGGCGGGCCGGAATGATGCGGCCACCACCAGCCTCCGGCAACAGGCCGCAGCGATCAAACAGAGCGCGATAGAGCAGCGCCGCTTCAACTTGGAGCAAGCGCGTAGCACCCTGGGAGTCGCCAGGGTGCGCGAACTGCAGGCTGCTATCGGGCAGTTGAACCAGCAATATCGCTTGCTTCGGTCGAGCGGAACGCTGTCCACAAGGGAGCTTGCCGTTGCGCAGCGGGCGCTCAAGAAGCAGATCGCGGAGACCAAGAGCGAACTCAACTCGCTTGGTGCCGGCTCGCGGCTGTCGAGCATCGGCTCTCTCCGCGGGAGCGGCCCGGCACTGGCGGTTGCAGGTCTCGCCGCCGCGGTAGGCGCTGCAACGGCGAAGCTAGCGAACGGGGCCGACACTGTTGGCCGGCTTGATTCTAGGCTTCGCCTGGCAACCCGCTCGCAGGAAGAGTTCAACACCGCGCAGATCGAACTCGACCGTATCGCGGATGATGTTCAGGGCGACGTCGGCGACCTCATCGGCCTTTATTCGCGGTTGCAGCGCCCGCTTCGGGATGCGGGCATGGATCAGCGCGCCGCCCTCGAAACCGTAGAGGCGGTGTCGCTCGGCCTGAAAATTGGTGGGGCATCTGCCGAGGAGTCGGCCTCGGTCATTACCCAGTTCTCCCAGGCCATCGCCAGTGGTGTCCTGCGGGGCGAAGAGTTCAATACCGTTCTGGAGTCCTCGGATCGCATTGCTGGCGCCCTGGCGGACTCCTTCGGAGTGACTGTCGGCCGGCTTCGCGAGATGGCTGCCGCCGGTGAGCTGACGTCGGAGCAGATCGTTATCGCGCTGCGGAAGGAACTTCCGAAGCTCCGCGAGGAGATGGCTTCGTTTGCGCCGGAGATCGGCGCGGGGCTGAACCGGATCTTTTCCGAAACCCAGAAATATTGGGGGCGCAGAGCGAAGAATACAGGCATCGTCGATTGGGTTGCGAACCAGTTGAACGATGTTGCCAAGTCGATCAACACGGCGACTACGCTGGTGAAAAAGGGCGAGGGCAGCCTCACAGCCACCCTCGCCGCCGAGAAGGCGCGTCAAGAGCAGATCGTGAAGCGCCAGAACGATGCCCTGAAGCGGGCTCGGGAACAGAACGTCGCTGATCTCCAGTCTGAGGTTGTTCGGACCAGGGCCCTCCTTGAACAGTCCACCAAGAACCTCAACGACGCGCTTTCGCGCCAGGCAGATGTCCGTAAGGAGTTTGCCGACCTGGTGAAGGGTATCCAGGCGACGCCCGCCTCCGGAACGCAGACCTTCGGTGATGCCACTGCGGCCCAGGCATCGGCTCGCAACGCGCTGACCGCCGGCAACAACCAAAAGGCGATCGAGGAGGCGCGCCGCGCGCTGCAGATCCTTCAGCAACTGAAGGACGCTGGCGCGAACAGCTACGGCTTCGAAGGCGTGGCCAAGGAGGTGGAGCGAATCGCCAACAAGGCCGCAGAGGTAGAGGCTGGTAATGCCAAGGCTGCGGATGACGTCAACCGCCTGAACCTGGCCGACCTCGAGGAGCGCATCAAGGCTGTGCAAAACGTCGAGGTGTCGTTCGGAATGGACTTCGAAAGCGCGGAGACCTTGAAGCAACAGGTCGCCGACATCGCCGCCGGACTGGCTGAGCAGCTCGTGATACCTATCACGCTGATTCCGCCTCCGGAGATGGGCTTGCCTGGCGTGCCCAGCATCACCCCCAAGATACCCGGGTTTGCCACTGGTACGCAGAGCGCTCCCCCTGGTATGGCGTGGGTTGGGGAGCGTGGGCCGGAGTTGATGATGATGCGCGGAGGAGAGCGCATCTTCAACGCGGTGCAGTCGCTGCAGATGTCGCAGAGGTATCAACGAACTCTCCCCGAGATACCCGAGATTCCGACTGCGGCGCTTCAGCAGGCGAATCCGCCGGCAGCCATGCAAAACCTGGGATCGCTGACCCTCAACCTGGGTGGAGACGATGCCGGTTTCACCGTTTTCGGGACACACGACACGCTCCGAGATATACGCAAGGCCGCTTCGAAGTTCGGGCGGACGCGCCCAAAATGACCAAGCCCGCCTCGTGCGGGCTTTTTTTATGGAGTTGGGAATGATCATTCCGAACGTGATGCTTGGGGGCGTACCGATCGTGATACACGGCGGCGCCCCGCAGTGTCAGTACCAGGCTGTAGATGGCGGCGTCGAGCGATTGAGGCTCAGCGGAGGTGCGGCAGTACAGATGACGCACTGGCGCAAGACGGCAATCACCATCAGCGGTTCAGGATGGATCGGCACGGGGATGCTTGGACTCGACTTCGACAACCCGTTGGAGCTGCGATGCAATGCGTCGCTTGGCATTTCCGGCCGTACTGCCGCCGACCGAGTATTCACAATCCCTGGAGAGGTTCGCCCCGATGCCAGTCCGTGGGGGCTGGCGCTGGTCGGCCGTGAGTGGGTCAGAACGGACGTGTCGTCCGCCGGCCAGGTGGTAACCGTGTCGGAGATCCCAGGCGCGCAACTCTACCGCGTCGAGTGGTGGCCGCTGTTCCACGTCTTCGCGTCGGTCCCTCCTGAAGCGCTTGATTCTTCGAACAACAGCCGGACCTGGCAAATTGTCGCTGAGGAAATCTGATGCTCAACGGTGGACCGCTCAATAGCGCTGCGCTGAACTCGGCCGCTCAATCCGTTGTGCCTGGTCCTGAGCCGATCATTCCAGGCTACGCTTTCACCTGGCGAGCAATCGTGCGTGTTGGCGATGACGACGTTACACCGCTCCTGACCGGGGAGATCGAGGTCGATCGTGAAGAGGGGGCGGCTGGCGTCGCTTCCTTTTCGATCTATCTCGGCGACGGCCCTGTTGTCCCTACGGACTGGATTGGTCGAACCGTAACCATCGACTACGCAACGGAGACCGCCGGCGAGCTGAGTCAGGGCCGGCGGTTTACGGGAAGGGTTACGCAGCCAGCCTGGAATCCTGTTCGGCGCGTCCTGGACGTCAGTTGCACTGACCAGTTGCAGCAGCGTGTAGAGGCCATGGAGATTGCGGCCGTTGACGCCTTGGTCGGCGGCGCCTGGTCCGCCGATGTGTTCGAGCCGGTCGATGGACGCTCGCGGTGGGACTACGCCCAGGAGCGTTTGACCAGCGTTACCGGGAGCTTGGACTGTTCGCCATACGGCGCTCTCCGCGTCACGTCATGGCTTTCGGTGGCTCCTGCCTTCGAGTTCGGCCAAGGCTCTACGGTATACGGGTCGCTTGCGGTCGAGTTGGCCGACCTGAGTTCGCAGACGAACAGGATCGAGATCGAGTGCGACTACCGATTCAGCCGGCTCTGGCAGTTGAACGCATCGTATGGATGGCAGCACCCCGGGACGGGTAACGCTGTTGGCGAGGCGGGGTTCTGTAATTGGCGCGGCGACGACACCGAGCTACCGGATGTCGAGATGATCACCTCAGCGACCGAAAGCAGCGGCCAGACGTTGTTCTATGCGACCTGGTATCCACTTCCGCCCACGGGCGTCTACTGCAATCCGCCGGCGGCATGGAGAAATGACTTCACCGAGCTGCTGCTCGGCGGAAATTGGATAGCTGGCCGGCGCTGGGTGCAGTCCGTCACAGAGCGCTACCGGCTGGTCATGGAAGTTCAGCCGAGCGTTGCGGCGACCGGTCCGATTGTCGGTCGGCAGCGCGCCTCGTTCGAGATCGAGTCGGACAAGGCCGAGCGCTGGGAAAGCGACCCGATCACCGGCGGCAGCACCGGCCACGACGACGAGAAGGATGGCAATCGGCGTTTGTCCGCCCTGAATTGCTTGTTGGCCCAGGGCGCCACGACGCTTATTGCTGCGCACCGCGGCACGACCGTAACTTGGGATGTTCCGACGTCGATGATCCTGCCGATCGATCTTGTGCATACGCTCCGCCTCGATGATCAGGGCGCGCGTGCGGTGGGCAAGTGTCGACGCATTGTTGACCGGTTCGACCTCGGGTCCGGTAGCGCCCTTACTACGATCTCTATCGCGGTGATGCGAGGTGGCGCTGGCGCCGCAGACCCCCTTGTTCCTCCTGCTGGTTCGTCCGATCCCGTCAGCCCACCGTCTGGCGGCGGACAGCTCTCGACGCAGCTCGGGGGCCGCAACGGCAGTCCCGCGTATGACGATGAGGCGGATGGTTTCTCAGGCAACTGGAGCAACCGAGACCCCGGCGCCGAGTTGTTCCCGCGGCGGTTCTCGCTGACAGCAAACGACATTCCTGAGACCTACAGGGACGAGCATGCGCCTGAGATCGCGGCCACCTACCGGGTATCCGTGCCTGACGACTTACTGGAGATGTAGCGATGGCGAGAGCCTGGATCAACAACTGGAAGACGACGCTGAGCGCCGGCCTTTCGCCTGGCGAATTGAGCCTGACGGTGCCGGATGCTGCCGCCGCGCTGCTGCCGCTCTCTGGCGGTAACTGGGTGCTGCTGACGCTGGCGGATGATGCCGGCGCTCAGCATGAGATCGTGAAAGCAACCGCCCGCGCCGGTGGGGTGGTGACGATCGAGCGCGCCCAGGAAGCCACCGCCGACGGCAACTGGCCGGCGGGGCGGCGATCTATGCAGCCGTCACGGCCGGCGATCTCATGGCACTGCAAGCGCGAATCGCGGCCCTTGAGGGCGGCACTCCCGAAGGAGCCCTGGTCGATGCGAGCGGTTCGGCTCTCGTCGATGGCGCCGGAAACAACCTGATCATGGAGAACATTTGATGGCAACTGTTACGCACGTCCTGTCCGGTGCTGGCGCTCCAACCTTGGCACCACCCAGCGTGGGCGCTCATTACGTAAACACGACAAACGGTGACCAGTACCTTGCCAAGGGCACGGCCTCTGCGGCGGATTGGGTGAAGCAGGGCGGCGGCGGTGGAAGCGCTCCCTCCGAAGTACTGCACATAACTGGCGCGGGCAATTTCTCGCTTGGGCCGCAGCACGCTGTTGTCGAGGCGCCTCTGAATAACATTCCTGAGAACGAGATCGGGGCTGTCGATATCGACACAGCCTCTTCTCGGCAATTTGATTTGCACGTCAAGGGGAACGCAGATTCAGTGTTTTTCGTCGGGACCGCGGGTGGCGTCGACTTGCCGGGTGGGACGTTCATCGTCGGGATGCAGAGGAATTGGGCTTCAACCCGCGAGTATGGATTCCAGATCCGAGGCATAGACCTGGCTGGTGAGGCCTGGGCGCGGGTGTATTACGACGCCAGCGCTGGGACGATGACCATGCTTGTACTCGCTGACATGCCTGCGCCGGCATAACGGAGGTGGATCGTGGCTCTATCAGATGAGCGCCGCGGCATCGGCGCGAGGAACGAAGCGATCCGCCGCGCCGGCGGCCAGCGGGTTGAAGCGGAGCGCCGCGGTGACCAGGGCTTGACCGCAGCGCTCAACCGGCTGATCGAGCCGGAGCGTCAGGCACGCGCACTGCGCAAGATCGATCCGCGCGGCGCTCTGGATGCCGCGCGCGGCAGGGCCGACTACAACCCCGCAGGCAAGCAGATCGGCGGGGGCGGTGTGTCCTGGCCGTTGGCCGAAACCGACAAGTCGAAGCGCACGGGGCCGATGAAGAGATCGTGAGCACCGATGGCCTGGTTGTCGTTGTGTTCAAGCGCGTCACCAGCTTCGAGATGCAGGATGGCGGCGAGAATATCGGCCGCATGGAGTTCAAGGCATGAACCAACTTATGCCCTGGGACGGCGAGGTCGTTCGCATGGGCTGGCCGTGGCACGGAAAGATCCGCCAGCCGGACAAGGATCTGGCCGGCTACGTCACCCTGCCGAACGGGGCGACGCGCCCAGCGATCGCGCACTACGGCACCTGGCCGATGAATCATACGCATCTGTTCGACATGGGCCTGCCGGACCAGGACGACCCGCAGGTCGAGGAGCAGGGCGGGAAGTGGTGGGGGCGAACGATCCTCCGAGGCGGAGGCAATTACGACTATCAGTTGTACTACGGCGGCGCGACGACATCGGCCGAGGGGCAGTCCTACACTGGCGAAGCGCCGTTCAGGGGGCTTCCTCTCTGGTGGGATAGCGACGAGGAGCCGCGCCGCCCGCTGTATGTAGATATCTACCTCAATTTGGAGCAGGGCAGCTACTACCTCGATTTTTGGACAAAGGGCGGAACGATTCACGCCCTTCGGAAGAATATAACGCTTGAGGATGTTGGGCAGGGCGCAGGACAGCCGGAGTGTGCGGTAAAAGATTTGCTCGGGAGCAACTTCGATTACTGGTTTTTTGGTGACAACGTCAAGCTGGACTACCTGAAGCTGCTAGGGGTCTACCGAAATCGGTTGCTGCTGGGGGTGGTGGTGACACAGGGTGAAGGGATGCGGCAGATTGACCCTCCGCCCGGAACGTCGGTGGTCAGCGGTTCGTCCCCGTCTGGAGCCCCTCAGGGGTTGTATGGTCTCGTCGAGGTGACCATTGCCCCGGATATCCGAGATCCAGAGGCGGATCACAGTCAGACGGTCACAATAGACGTGATCGAGAATCGCCAGGCCGCGCTCGGTAATCCGGTTCATCAGGTGACCGACGAGAGCAGTCAGCCGGGCGATCCAATCGAAACTACGCTCTATCTAGAGGAGTGGAACCAGACCTCTGGGTTGCTGACCGCCTGGTATGACGCCCAGGGAAACATCCAGACTGCGCGCTACAACCGACGCCACTATGCACTTAAGGAGTACCGCAACGAGCCCGGCGTGACGACAAGAACAGCGACGGAGCGAACAAGCGAGGTTGCGCTGTTGAGCGGCTCCGGGTCAGTTGTCGACAGCTCCGTGCTGACCGAGCAGTTCGAGGCGATCTACATCCCAGGGACAGGACTGCAGATCACTCGGACGGTGAAGTGTACGGGGGAGCCGGATGACGTCACGACTTATACCGACCCAGACCATACGGGTGGTCCAGTGGTTACCCCGCCGACGACGACATTCCCCCCAGGTATGCATATCGTCAACACCGTTGTGACCTACCAGTGGCTGGTGAACGGCGAGAACATGCTGGCCAACCAGGACCAGCATCAGGTGTGGCTCGCCGCGCTGAGCAACAACAGCGCAGCCATCTGCCACATCCGCGATCCGTTCGACTATCCCGAGGGGCAGACCACAACGACCGTCAGCGTTCGCCAGGGGCCGGCCGTGCACCTTGGCGGCGTGACCTCTGGAACGGTTACCGACACCCTGACCAAGAGTAAGCCAGCGCATGAGTACCGGCGCGGATTTTTCTGGGAGCCAGCCGACCGCTGGGTGCGAGCCAGTTGCAACCCGATCACCGGAGAGCTCTCTCGCGGCCCGGAGTGCATCCAGTACCTGACCAGTTGGGTTTAGCCCCTCTCACTACATCAAGGAGAAGCCGCATGACGCCGGCCTGTGTACCCCTGCGCATTGAAAAAGGGGCGACGTTCCGCGACGCACTGCGGATCATGCAACCGAGCCTGGTCTATCGGCCGATCACCCAGATCGCGCCGACTGCCCCCGTCCGGCTGACCATCCCTGGGCACGGATTGCCCGGCACGTGGCTGGCCTGGATCGATGGTGTCCAGGGTATGCCCGATCTGATCCGCGCCCGGTTTCGGCAACTGCCTCACCGGGTCGCGTCCATCGACGACAACACCGTCGAGATCAACCTGCTTTCAGCCGTTGGGCTAGCGCCTGTTGGCGGGCAACTGATCTACCAGCCGCCGGTTGACCTCACTGGCGCCGAGGTGCGGATGCAGATCCGCGCCGAGCCAGGCGGGACGGTGCTGTTGACGCTGACGCTCGGCTCTGGCCTGGAGCTCGCTGGCGCCGGAACGATCTCGCGCGAGATATCGGCATCGGCTACCGCGGCGCTGGAATGGTCGGCGGCGGTCTACGACGTGGACGTGACATACCCAGATGGCACGGTCCACCGCTACTACAGCGGACCGATCACTGTGAGCCGTGGGGGAGGGTGCGATGGATGACACCGCCGAGCCCTGGGCGCTGGCGATCGAGGTTGATTGCGAGCCGCTTGTGCTCAGCGAGATGCAGGAATACGCAGTCACCGTGACGCCGCCGGCCGATGTGCTTGTGGTTGTTGCGGGTGACCAAGGGCCTCCCGGGAGGGATGGCGTAGACGGTGCCCAATGGGGCGCGACTGATTGGTGATGAAATGGCCCAGATTCGATTTTTCAAAGTGGCGACCCTGCCGGGTACGCTGGAACCCGATTCGTTCTACTTCGTCGAGAACGGCAGCTACTCGGAGTCCTACCTGACGAACAGCGCCGGAGTGGCGCGCTCGATCGGTAACAGCGCGATGATCAACGCGCTGATCAACGAGGCGCTGTCCAGCCTACCCGGAACCGGCGCGCCGATCCTGTTCGTTGCGGATATCGCCGCGCGCGACGCTCTGGAGCCGGAGTCGGCGATCTTCGTTCTGGTTCAAGACGCTTCCGCCGACCCGACAGTCGAATCCGGCGCTGCGCTGTACGCATGGAACCCGGCGACCAGCGCGTGGCTGAAGGTGGCCGAGTATGCGATGGACGTCGAGCTCAACTGGGACGCGATCAACGGGCGCCCGACGTCGACGCCAGCGCAAATCGACACTGCGGTTTCCCAGGCGCACACGCACGCGAACAAGTCGACGCTCGACAAGTTCAGCGAAGACGGCGGCCTGGTTCGGTTCGGCGGGCAGCCGATTCCGGCGGAGTGGAACGGGGCGGCCTGGTAAATGGCCGTCCTCCAGACCCACAAGGTCGTCGCGCAACTGCCTGCCGCGCTGGAGCCGAACGCGATCTACTTCGTCCGGCGCAGCACCGGATACGACCAGTTCGTGACCAACGGCGCGGGCGTCGTGGTGGCATACCCGATGAACGTCCGCATCCCCGCGGCTGTTCCTGGGTATCTCGCCGACGGCTCTATGTTGCGGCTCGCCATGAACCCAGACGGCCAATTGCCGGCGTACACCGCCGCCGGCGCTCAACTCAACATCCAGGTGCTGTTCAATGGCTGATATACGCCCGACGAAACTCCAGGCCGACGGCAACGGCTACGGCAGTCTCCGCGAGTTCGCCGACGGCGACACGGTGCCGGTAGCACTCGGCGGAACAGGAGCTGCAACCGCCGCTGGTGCGCGCACGTCCCTTGGGCTTGGGAGTGCTGCAGTTAGACCTGCCCTGGGTTCAACTGGGGCTTTGTACTCGCGAGACAGCATTCTCGGCGCAGTCTCTCAGGCGAGCGGCATACCGTCTGGTGCGATTATTGAGCGCGGGAGTAACGCGAACGGGGAGTATGTGCGGTTCGCGGATGGGACGCAGATTTGTTGGACGAACACTCTCACATTCACCGCTGGGGTCTCATCAGTCGGTGCGAACTGGTCGTATCCGGCGAGCTTTAGTTCCTCGTACCCCATCGCTGGGGCTGTCTCCGCTTCTGGTGCTGGTGGAGACTATGACTCTGGCGTGTCGGCGAGAAACCAGGGAGCGACCTACTTCAATCCATCCGCGGGTACGGCTGGGGTGGGGTTCTTCTGCATATCGTCGGCATCATTCACATCAGGCGCCCAGACTAGGAATAACAGGGTCGTCGCCATCGGGAGGTGGTTCTGATGATCATCAAGTTGTCACCGTACGCACCACTGCCAGGCAGCGACGAGCGCCTGTCGCTGAGCAGGGCTGGCGATGTACTCACCGTGAACGGCCAGGTGTTCGACTTCACACCGCTCCCGGACGGTGGTGAACTGCCGGCCGAGGCTATCGGGTCGGAGTGGTTCGCTGGTCCCGCAGTGCGACGTGCCGACCGGCTGGAACTGAGCCTGCGGTTCCCGCTGGCTGATGATGCAAGTGCCGCCGCTCGCTTCCCTGAACCGTTGCTGATCGATACCGATGGACCCGTGGAGTTACCGCGATGATCGACTGGAGCCAGGTAAAGACCGCTGAACAGCAGGCGCAAGGACGCTGGCAGGCTGAGTACGATGCCGCGGCCGTGGCTCGGGCAAATGCCTACCGCCTGGAGAGTGACCCGCTCAAGACCGAGGCCGAGTTCGACGCTATCAAGGCCGGCGTGGAACCGGACTACTCTGCCTGGGTCGCCAAGGTCGAGGAGATCAAGGCCCGCTTCCCGTTGCCTGGTCCACTACCCGAATAGGTAGTTGTGACGAGGTTCGCGTTTTTGCCACGTTCCGACAGTCTGATATGCGGAGTAGATAGGGATGTTGGTATGGACGAGATGTTGCGGCGTAGGCTCCGGGCGGAGTTACTGGAGGTGGGGTTCCTCAACCAGTGTTGCCTTGACCTGATGGAAAGCATGGAGGCTGAGTTCAGCCTCACTGATGACCAGCGCGAGTGCATCGAGCAGCTCAGCCGATTTCTGCAGGAGGGGATCGGCAAGCTGACATCTCTGTCAGAGCGTGTGGCGGCTGGCGATATTGTCGTGCTTTGTTGA